GCTCCACTTAAAGCTAAAATATCGTCTGCAATAGTTGGAGAATCGGTTGTAGTAACGCTTCTATAAGCAGTAGTAGAGCTTGCTCCGGTACCTGTTCTAAAATTAACCCAGCTTCCAGCCTGATAACCTTCAAATAATCCAGTGTCAGAATTGTATCTAAAATGCGAATTAGTTGGCGTTGCTGGTCTTTGTGCAGACGTTCCGGATGGGATTTTTAAACCGGTATTAAAATTAAAATCTAAATAGTCAGATGTTTTAACAATATTTAAAGCACCTACTTTAATTCCGTTTAAGAAATCAATCTGGCCACTAGCTACTTCGTCTGTAGTTCTAGATATAAGTTTAGTGTTTAAGTTATCTGCGGTTAATGCTGAATTATAAGCTACCATTATACTATTTCCCTAAATGTTAGGGTATCGGTTTCAAAATATCCGACCAATCCCTTTGAATACATTTCCTTAAGATACATCGTCGTGCCCTCTTTAGATGTAGCTGCCGAATCAATTACTAAATTTAAAAAAGTGTTTACAGTATTTTTATCAGGCATAAACTCGATCTTATTTTTCTTAGCAATCCATCTTAAAAATGTTCTAGCATCAGACAAACCCGATGCGTTGTTTAATATAGGTCCGTCAGACGGTTGTGCGATGTCAGTTATGAAAGTTATATTACATTTCATCATACGCATATCGCCGTAAGTAATTAGCTCTTGAACGCCCGTTACTGTTTCGTTAACTGTGCAGTGAAGCTGTTCGATCATATCTTCGACTGCAACATAAGATTGCAAAACATATTGAGGAGAGTAAACAGAACAACAAACGTTAGGCGCTACAAAAGAAGTGCCCGTACTATTTGCTGCAACCGTGTACCCAAGCGTTACATAAGCACTGTCAGCCGCATGCGTTCCTGTGTTTTTTAATAAAGTCATTGATGAGCTGGCTGTAATTGTAATGATTCTTGTGCTGCGATTAAAAGCAACGGTGTACGTTAAAAGACCCGTAGCGTTTAATTGATCTTCGACTTCTTGAGCAATTTCTGTAGGAGTATAAGTGCCCAGTTCAAGAGTTGCTGTTAGCTCTCCTGCGCCCTCGTTAAAATCAAGTTTACAATTATCAAAGGTTATTTCTATTCCGTAATAAAATTTAGAAAATGTCGTAATCACGAAAGAGCTCCTCTAGCGATAATTATACCGTCATTTCCAAAGGCTTCATTAAGTGCATCTGCTATTTCCAATCCAAGCGTTCGTTTATCTCCTAGAACGTTACCTTGAATATTTACTTCTATATTGGTTTGTCGCTCACGTGCAGCCGTATCACTTAGCCCAGTTGTGTTATCGCCTACGTCTCCAACTGTGGAAGATGCAGCGCCGCCCGCTCCACCAGCGCCACCTGCTGAAGCACCCGTTGCACCAGCACCGCCACCTGATAAGGCTTGAAGAACGCCACCGAATATCATCAACGCTCCACCGGCAGCCATTAAGGCAGCACCTTTGGCGTAGTTACCGCCTACTAAGAAGGCAATACCTTCTAAGAAGAAGAACATACCTAATTGACTTGCTAACTGTCCGAACATTCCAAGCATTGCTTTACCGAAAGCATCAAACGCGTTTCCACCATTTACCAATGCGGCACCCATGGCGTTAAAAGCACTTTGAAAACCGTTTACCATAGTTGTGAAAAGGGTTTTTCTCATATCAAGCCAAGATAATCTGACCTTAGCGTTTAGATTTAAAACTTTTCCAACAAAGGATTCATAAGCCAGGGTTAAAATATCGAAATGCTCTTGGGCTTTTTCTACATCTTCTTGAGCAGGACCAAAGTTTGGTTTTTCTATTGGCGCTATTACTTCTTGAATAATTCCCTGTGAGGCTGCGATTTGTTCCTTAAAGCCCTCAATAAAATTCATCGCACCTTCAGTACCTTTAGTGCTGAATATTTGATTGAAATCGATACCGTCTTGCATCTCTTGTTTTGCAAGCTCAAAGGCGCCTACAAAGTTACCCGTGAAAGCCTCTGCCATAATTGCAGCAACTCGCCCAACGTGACGCCCAAGAGTATCGAAAATATTATAAACAAATTCTACAATTGGACCTAAAACGAATGTGAAAAACTCAGCAACGTTAGCAGCTCCGATGAGCAGAGGTTTAAATATATCTCCCGAATTTTCTCTAAAGCCTTTTACCCGATCAGTTAATCTTAAAACAGCATCGGTAATAAATTTAAAAGCAGTTCTTAAGGCATCGCTTTTAACGAAGAAGTTTCCAAACTCTTCTAACATGTCACCCCAGACGTTTTTTAATTGTTCAATACGACCAGAGTAAGTATTTGCCGCTAAGGCAGCAGCGCCGCCGAATCTCTTAGAAACTAAATCAATTGCAGCACCGGCTTTTAATTGCTCCTCAGTTAGGCTTCTAACATCAGGAATAATCTTTCCTAACATTCCAGTAACGCCACTGAGCGAACCTCCGAGCGAACGAACGGCTGTTTCTACAGATACGCCCATAGCGCTAGATAAATCGATTGCAGCTTTAGTGAGTTGTTTTGTTTGATCGTTGCTTTTAGTAAATGCTGAGCCGAGTGCAATGTAAGTTAAAACTGCATCGTCCCCAAGAATAGTGGTTCTTTGCATTTCGTTAGCAAAGTTCTGCATGTCGTGGCTAGCGTCGACGCTTAATCGACCCGCTAAAGCCAAGGAGTTATTCATGCGATTAATAGCGTTCTCTTGCTCTACAGCGCCCTGAATACCTTCTCTTAAGGCTTGGCCTACAAAGTAGGTAACGAACGCAGCAGCAGCAGCCATAGCTACTGTACCAACGTTTGCAATTGAAGTTGTTAAAGAGCCAATACCGCCACCAGAACCAGCGGATTGTTTAGCGCTTGAATCAATTTTCTTTATTGCATCGTCGGCTGATTTTGGATCGGCCTTAATTTCATAAACAATTTCGTTAGCCATTATTTAACGCTCCCGAGATATCTCTTAAGGTCTTCTACGGTTACCACTCTCTTAGTTTGATCTGGATATGCCGCTTTATAAACCTGTCTATGAACTTTTTCTCGATTAGATTTTTTCATATCAGGGTAATCGGCAATAGTAAGCTTTCTAAGCATCTCTTGATTTTCAAGAACTATTGCGGCCGTATAGAAAGTATTTAGATCGTCCGTTTGCATATCCCCTGCATCCTTATGGCTCCAGCCGTAGAACCTGCAAAGCTTTGCTATACGGTAATCGTACTCAGTTAGCTTTTTTTTTCAGACAATGCAGGCATCAGTGCACGGCAAATTTCAGTTAACGAATCAGCATCAATTTCCCAAGCAATAGCTTCTGGAAGTCCAAGCACCCCTAGGAAGGCAATCGTTGCTTCCATAGATACATCTTTAGCCTTGCTGAAGTCATTAATCTGACGAGCAGAAGGCTTTTTAACGACATATTCTTTATCGTCAAAAAGAACTTTGATGGCTTTTTTCGTTAACTGAATTGAATCCATATTAAGTTACTGTAGCAAATGATCCTGTAGTTGCATTACCAATTACACCTAATCGCACTTCAGTATCTTTCGTTGTGTCAGGATAAATAAGGAATTGGATGCTTAATGTACTTGGATTTTCACCGCTAAACATAAAAGTATCTGGCTTAGGATATGCTTTCCAGAAAGTAATATCTTCGCTGTAATCGCCTGAGGCTTTAACAACGGGGTGGAATTTAAGCACAGCAGCTTGAGATAGAACTTGTGTGAAATCCCTTCCAGAACCCCATCCAACGACAGCAGAAGCGCCGCCTGATGCAGTTACGGATTGGCCACTTTGTTCCATCATATATTTAACAAGTGCGCGATTAGTTTCTTTTAAGGTAATTGAGACTTCAGCCCTTTTGCCAGTTCTGATACCAGAAAGAATGTTAGTTCCTTCTTGATGACCAGTTACGTCAGCAATGTCTTCAATCCAAGTTATTTCAATGTCACCTTCAGTCAGACCCAAAGAGCTAGCGCTCCAAGTTACTGCCATCGGTTGAACAAGTACGTTTGATACGGTTACGGCCATAAATAAAATCCTCCTAGGTGCATATCACCATTAAACAAGTAAAAGTAATCTCTAACAATACAAGATTATCATTACTTGCTTGATAGGGTTTTATGCTTACATCGTTTAAGTAAATATTTTTAATTCCAACCTGCAGACGATTCTCTGCACTTAGAACTCTTGCCAAAATTAAATCATACGAGGACATTGCCTCATCTATAGCTAAAGCAGGATAACGATAGCCCTTGAAGAAAACTCTAACGACGCAATCGTGCTCTATGTCTTGTGAGCCATTGGTGTATTCACCCTTACGACCACCCGTTCCAGTATCTAAATGATAGCTTTTATTTATTATGGTTGAGGGAATGTTTTCGTAGTTAAAAGCATCCTTGTGCTCTTTGTAATTCAAAGCATCCATGTGCGATCTGAAGTATGGTCTTATTTCAGATAAGCCAGCCATTACCGTCTAGCGACAAAGCCAAAGGCAGGTGTAATGCCCTCGACGTTATCAACAACTCCATCGCCATCGGTATCGATTCTAAGTAATGCTTTTTTGCGATACTCCATCATTTTACCGTTATATCTAACAGCCTTTTCGTGGAAAATATCATCAGTAGCATTCGATAAGCCTTCAAAGATTAATTTTAAAACGAGAAAAGTGCTCCAAGCCCTTACCTCTTCAATGTCGACAATTGCCGACTTTGTAAAAGGATTTCCGCTTGAATCAACATAGCCTTCTTTATCTAACCATTTTAAAATTAACGTTTGAGCTCTCCTATGCATATCAAGAAAAGAACTCCTGCCATCCACTACCCATTTTAATATCTCGGGTTCGTGCAGGCTAAGATCAGAATCAGTAGAAAATAAATTATCCTGTGCAGCAGTAACTACGGTAATGCTCTTTTCAACTTCACCGCTTGCATAAGGGCAATTGGTTTGAACATAAAGAGTTACGTTTACAGTGCCAGATGCAGAGTAAACCCAGTCGAGAAATTCCGCAGATGCTGTGATGAATTGAGATGCATCTGTGGGTTTAATTCTGACTAAATCAAAATTACAGTCGACGGGAGCAACGAAAGACTTCAACGCGCTTAAGCGAGTTTTGTCTCCAACCTGAACTATTGGTTCTACTTCTAACAGTGGAAATACAGCCATAAATTTAAGTTTAGGGCCTAAGAGATTTTACCTCCTAGACCCTAGTGATCCCCTCAACCTTTTTTAATTATGTAGTAGGAACAATGTACTCAACGTAAACTTTTACTTTACCAGCTGTTAAAGCTGCTCCAGCAATAGTCATCAAACAGTTTCCACCAGTGGCAGAAACGTAAGCTGCTGTTGAATCACTAAACAAAGCATTCGCAGAGTAAGAAGCTACAGCTGCGTTAGCGGCAAAGTCTGCATCATTTGCAGTTGTGCCGAATTTAGCTGATGCGCCAGAACCTACGAGTGCAGTTTGTACGAGAACATGTGCTGATAATTTTAAAGCGCCGGCAGGAAGAATTGATTTGTTATCTTTAGCAGATAAATCAATTACTCCTGTAGCTCCACCATCAACGCTGAAATCGTATTCATATTCTTGGACTTGAAGTACGCCTTTAATAGATGCCATTTTTTTATATCCCCTTCTTATCCAATGGTAACGAGGCGCTTGTTATCAAGCAACTTGAAACCAGCCAAGATGTCGATGTTCACGCGTGCTGCGCGAATACCTTGAACCCCGAGGTCAAATACTTTAACGTCGATGTTCTTTTGTGCTGCCATTGTGAAATAACTTCTGTGGAACAAGTAACAAACATCGCCCACTTCAGTTGTCATGTGAGGCATGAAACCAAGGAGAGGATTTCCTACTTGACCAGTTGTAAGAAGGTTTGCACCAGTTACAAAGTCAGAAGAAGTGAAGTTAGTGATAGAGAAAATATCGTTAGCTTGGTTAGTACCGAGAACCGCGTGGCGATTTTCCAAAGGTACGTTCTGAGCATCCAACAATTTCTTAGCAGCAACTAATTTCGCGAGATCAAGAACTACGCCAGAAGTGTAAGCAATTGAATGATCGGGAGATGAAGCGCTAGGAATACTTGCGTCGATAATGTTCTTTTGAACTTTTTTCAAGATTGCGAAGATAGCGAGCTCTTGGAGTTGATCCATAGCAGGCAAACTTTGCAAAGAAGCTTTATCAGTAACGATAAAATCTTTTACGATTCTTTTGTTAATGACTAAGCTTTGTTGAGTAACTGTGATTGCGTCAGCGTCGTTTGCAGCGCTTTCAGCTAATTCAGTTGCATCAGAAAACTCAGGGAACTGAGAAATTTTAACAGTATCTCCAAGGTTTTTGATTTCCCCTTCGTAGTCGCGACTAACGACAGAGTTAAACGGAAGATCCGCTAATAGGCTTTTATACCAGTTAGCTGACCAGATTTGAGGCACAATAACGGTTAAGTTACCAGCAGTGTCCATGACTTGGTTTGCCATAATTTGATTATCCCCTTCTTAAAACAGTTTAGACCTTCCCAGATAATTGGGCTTGGTACTTTCTAAAAGCTGGCTCGTAGACGGAATAATCACCCGTGTTCAGTGCTTCTTTCCTTAGTTTATTCAATTTCTCAATACTTACAACATCGGAATCTTGATTCACGTCAGGAATTTTTGAATTGATCTTTCCTGCTGACTTTCCAAACCAGTGAGGCTTAAGAGTTTTCAGTCTTTTAACTGCATCCTCTGCACCTTGTACGTTGATTCTTCCTGTTGAAGTAGTTTCTACCTGAACCTCAGACCAGTTCAATAATTCTATGTCATCTAATGCGCTATCAAGAATGCCTGCTTTCATAGCAGCTTCTCTAACGGACGACATTTTTTTGTCGGTAATAACGGCATTGGTAAGTTTTTTACGCTCTTCAATGGCATCGTTAGCTTCTTTTTCTTTGAGTTCAGCAATCTTTTGCCACTCTTGTTTTTCTTTTAAAGTCTGAAGCTCTTGAGTTTTTTTATTACTTTCGATTTCACGCAAAGCTTTTTTGTACTTATGCATGTCGGCCATTGCCTTTTCATAGGCTTCAGCTGATACGGTTTTCTTTGATTTGTCGTCGGTTTGATCGTCTACAACCTTATCATCGGTCACAATGGTATCATCGACTTTGTCGTTTACTTTTTCATCGCTCATTTTTTTAATCCCTCCACAGGCTACCAGCCCGTATAACGACAGCTACCAGCCTCGTTATTTGATACTTCTATTTATAATGTCTATTAGTTTATTTTTCAATGCGCGGTCTATTGTCACCGTCAACTCTTCACTATCTTCGGTAGGTACGAAACGACGCGCAGGCATTTTATCTGTCCCATCTTGGTGATAGCCGGCAAGTTCTGACATTTCAGAATCCCATATACCTACTTCGAGCTTTGCATAGTTGGCTCTAAACTCTAGGGCTTTGAGCATTCTTCCTGATAAGTAAAGATTCACAGGACGGACCTTTTTAGTTAACTCGAGATATCCTTTGCGAATAGCTTCAGAGTAACTTTTAGAATAATTTTCAAAACGCCTAACACCCCTAACGGGAGAAATGCCACGCTCTAAAGATAAGCGCATTTCTTTAACTGCTACAGTTCCAAGCTCTTGAAGGTTTTTAACGCTCTTTACTGATTCAATAAGCTTTTCTAACGAGCCATGTTTGACCGTTACGCTCATTTTAAATACCTAGCTAGTCCTAATTCTTTAACTTTCGATAATAACTTTGGTGAGGTAAGCACAGCGTTTTTTAGCGCTCTCTCGTCTTCAATGCCAGTTAAGTCAGTAAGCACAGAAAAGAAATCGCTCTTTGTTTCTACAGTTTCTAATTCCGTTGCAATCTCATCTATGGGTAAATCGTTTACGACGTCCGATACTGCACTTTCAGCAAGGATAGCTTCAATTTCAAAGCTTATGCTTTTATTAAAATCCTCTCCCACGTCAGGAATAAAGCGCCGCAACGGAAGCTCTGATTCGCCCGAGAAGTTATTATGCCCATCGGCCTTCGGTGCTTGCTCGCCAAAGATGCCTATTTTTAGGCCCTCATCAGTGATTTCATAATTAAGTTCGCCAAGCATGTCGCCTTCGTAATCAAGATTTGGAACTCCTGAGCGCCCAGATTCTTCCTTTTTTTCCTTATACTTTGCAGATAAGGCGGGAAATTTTCCATAGCCTGCCACAGGAGATTTACTCTCAGCAGTGGCAGCTAGGATTTGCTCGACAAGGTATTCGCCTATTTGTTCCTTTGTTTCATCAGAGGCGTCTATTTCAAGGGTTGCAGATAACTCGCCGCCGTTAACTGTGGAATCAACTACTTTGATCGCCATTTGGATCCACCTTAGATTCTGGGTCTAAATTCTTATTATCGACCTTGTTATCATCAGCATTAGAATTAGCAGGATCGTTTGACTTAATAGGCTGTCCATTGGCGTCGAGTGGATTATTTTTCATGAACTCCACCGCCTCATCAATGATTTCTTTTATTTTATCTTTAATTTGTGCTTCGGTTAAATCGGGATACTCGGCCTTCATCATGTCGAGTTTAGATATAATGCCGAGGTCTTTTTTCTTTTTAAGAATATCGAGCTTTTCTGTTTCAGAAATAATAGCAACGGGCTGTCCGTATTTTACTGAGACTTTAAATTCAGGCGGAAAGTCTATCGGCATAAGTTCTTTAACGAGCTCTTTATTGCTCTTTAAGAAGGTGTGCCATTTAGCAAAAATCTCCCAGAACAAAGGCTCATTATCTAGGAATATCTGACGCTGGTCTTCTATATCTTCCATACTTTCGGCTTTATCAATCATCATTGCAATTCCGCTTGGGAACGTAGAAGCCCCATTTAGCGTTGTGGATATGCCGCTAGTCGATAAGTTATTAGTGGTTAATAAAAGCGCCACATAGAACTCTACAAGCTGTCTGAGCTCATTTAAAGGCGGATTAGCTGTCTCGAATTTAAACTCTGGCTTAGGATCATCAACGCTGTTTTGCTCAAGAAGCACTACTTTGTTTGGCCCAAGCTTTAATGATCGTGGAAGCCCTCGTCCGCTCATTACTACTTGCCCGTAGCCTTGCGTGATAGCTATATGGAGAATATTGGTGATCATTGCGTTAATTGAGATTGCTCCGTCTACTAAGTCATCGCCACCTTGAGCCCAAAAAGAATTATCTTGATCTTCGGCGTAGTTAATAAATGGCATCTTGCCGATTGGATTAATGCCTACTTCGCTTGAGGGCATATTGTACTCATCAAGAATTTCGCCCTTTTCGTTACAAGTGAAGTGATAGTTATCTGACCAGAAAATATAGTGCTGATTAAAGTTTTCTTGATCTTTAGGGTCATCTGCAATCATAGAATCAATGCCATCTGTATAGGCGTAATTACCATCTGCATCGGCTTGCTTGATTCTTACTGAAGCATCGCCGTTAGTGTAGAATTTATTGCTGGTATTCTTAGGAGAGAAGTCAGATAGAATATAGCAGCCTGCTACTTCCCTATTGTCCTCTAACTCAACTGCATCATAAAGAAAAGCTGGCAGAACAACAGGCTTGATGGTGTATTCTTCATTACCGACTTCAAAATTAACTTTTCTTGGGGCGAGAAATTGAACGCAGTTCTTATCACGCTTGAGCCAACGATTTGTTTTTTTAAATACTCTATCGACATCACATTCCTTTGTAGCAATTTCTAAAGCTTCGGTTGCTGCTTCGTCTTCTTTTTCGTTTATCATTATCTCGCGTTCAACGCCGTAGTTATAAACGCGTGCCAATTTATCGACTGCTTTTTTAGTAAAGTTGATATTTGTAATAGACCAGCCCATTTCATTAACTGTGTCTTTATCGAATTGATTTAATAGGTGCCTAAGAACGTAAGCGCGAGTGTTGTCTTTATAGCACTGATAGAACTTATAGAACTTTTCTTTCCTGCTACAGTTCTCAGGGGATTTAATTTCCTCGATAATCTTTTTTCTGATTTCGGGTTTTAGTAAATCTTCTTCTGACTTAATTCTCATACTACC